TTGATATCATTATGTCGGCGATAGCTTTCTTGCCCTCGGTGGTGTTGATATCGGTTGCGAGGATATCATCTATAAACACGGTGATCTGCTCCACAGAGGGGACGTTGTCGGTCATCGCCTGAGACAATCGGAGGGCGGAGCTGAGCTGCTCCTTGCGCTCTTCCAGCTCCCTGACCTTATCATAAAGCAGCTGATTTCCTCCCGTTTGGGCTATGGCATTCACCACGTTCTCAGCCTGCTTAGTGCATTCGGTCAGCTCTTTTTCCAGTTCAGCGGGCGCATACTCGTTCTTGACCGTCTGCAAGTACATCTGATAAATGGTCTCGGCGGTCTCCGCCTTGTCCATCTGCTCAAACGCTGACCGTGCTGCTCTGCACACCTCGTCCTCTATCAGATATTTATTTTCCAGCTTCTTGTGGCAGCCTGACTTTTTCTGCACGCCGTTACAGCGGTAATAATAGTGCTTGACCCCGTTGCGTC